TACTCGTTATGTCGCGGAACAGTCGCAGACTGATACGTATCGGCGACGAGTCGAGGCCGTGGCTCACGTAGGTGGAGTAGTCGCTGCCCGGCGCTTTGCGCTTCTCAATCTCCAGCTCCGTTGCGGCTTCGATAGGTCGGGCCAGCGGCAGCTGCACACCGAGGATTGTGACGCAATCGAGGATATAGAGGCGCGATGCGCCTGGTAGCGGGAAGCGTTGCAGATCGACGTTAAAACTGCCCATGCGCAAAGGTACGCAGTAGCACTGTCATAGCTGCTACTCGTCCGCCGCCCGCTCGAAGACCGCCATGACTTCGCGCTCGACAACGCGAGCGATCGCCATGCCCGCCGCTTCAGCGTCGCCGTATCCCGAGCCAACATTTATCGACCCGATCGTCACACTACAACCACGTCCCGCAGAAACAGGCTCAGCCGTCTCGACGCCCTTCTCGGTGCCTTCGACCAGGCCCTTCGCCGCCATTTCGCCGAGGTAGGCCATTGTGCGTGAGGGTGAGTGAATCTGCAGCGGCTCCTTGACGCCTGCTTGTAGACCTTCTGCGCCTGCGTTGCCGATCGTGACCATGCTGTCGCGAAGCTGCGACGCCATCTGCGCCGTCGCTGACGCGCTGATTGCGTTGTAGATTGACTCTTCGGCAGTGCCGCCCTTTGAGTAGTCTACGCTGCCGCCGCTTGCGTAAAACGCTGACTTCGCCTTACTGAAGTTCTCCATAAACGTGTCGATGGGTATGCCAGCCTGCTCAGCCTTGGCAGTCATAAACTCTTGCGAGATACCGCCAGCACGCGCCCTAAAGTCGAGCTTATCCTCAACAGCGTGAGATTTTAGTAGATCGCCTGAGTTCTTGATACCGTACCAGACGCCTGCACCGATCAGCTTAGCAACGTCGAGCAAAGCCGCTTTGATGCCGCCGCCGATGCTGCCGCTATGCAGCAGCTTGTCCAGCCACTCCCAGGCTTGTTTGATGACGCCGACAGCTTGCTCGCCCAACGTCCCGATCATCTTGACGAAGCCGCTGATATCAGCGTCGCTGATCTTGCCAAGTCCACCCAAAAGCGAGTCCATTATCGACTGAATCGTGCTGAGCAGCTGCTTGCCGCCTTCGCCCTTCATCGCGTCGGAGATCTTGTTCAGAAACGCCTGCAGCGCTTTCATGCCTGGCCACTGGTCGATATTCGTTGACTTCAGCAAGTCGCCGAAGGCGCTCTTGAAGTTACTGATCGAACCAGTCAGCGACTCCTTGCCCATCTTCTTCGCGACCTCGCCGATGTCCTGCTTGCCCTTTTCCGACGCTGCGATGACGGCGTTGAACAGCGTATAGGCACCGATCTTGCCTTCGCCCATGACCTCCTTGACCATCTTCAGCGTGTCTTCGCGCGTAGCATCTTTGAGGTCCACCATTTTCGACTTGCCGCCCGCGACACCACCGACCTTGACTTTCTTGAATAGTGGCGCAAGGTCTTGATTTGCAAGCAGCTCGTCAACGATGCCTTCCGCGCGAAAGCCAGCAACGCGCAGCGATTCTAGGTCTTCGCCCGCTGCGAAACCACGGCCCTTGATTCGAGAAAAGGCAGCGATAACTTTGTCTTGCATGCCCTCGTCGTTGGCGAACTTCGACTGCTGATCAGCGACGAGCTTGTAAAGCTGCTTGGACTCGTCTTTGCTGAAGCCCTGCGTAACAAGGGTCTGGATTCCTTGGATAACCTTGTCGGTGTCGAGCGGCGTCTCACCGGCCATCTTCTGCGCGTCTGCGAAGATCTCTTCGGCTTCCTTGCGACTGCCGAGCATGTACTCCAGACCAGTCAGTGCGTTCTGTCGAAACTGCGCGGCCTCGACGACAGAGGTTGTAAGGTCTTTACCTACATCGAACACCTTGCCAGCGATGTTGCCGAGCAAGTTCATCGACCCACTAGCGATCTGCCCTGGCAACGACGCCACCTTCTCGCCGACAGATCGCAGCGCTCCAATCGTGACCTGCTTCAGCTTGCCGCCCGTTTTGTCTGCAGCGTTGCCCAGTCCAAGAAGCTCGCGCCGCGTCTCGATCAGCTCCTTGCGGTAGCGCTCGGTGGACAGCTTCGCGTCCATCGCGCTAACGCCCATCTTGCGCAGATCTTGCTCGAACTTCTTAAAGTCACCGCCGGACTTCTTAAACAGCGACGACGCCGTGGCGTCCAAAGCCTTGAGACTAAAGGCCATTTTCTGCGACTGCGCCGTGATGTCGTCTTTGATTGACGCTTGCCAGATCGGTGTTGCCATGCGCTAGGGTAGGGCAGCGGGAGTACCTTCTGTCGATGGGCGGCATGAAAATGACAAGCACAGGGCAGCTACGTCGTCTCGCACTCGCTGTGCAGTCGATGCCTCGTCGTGTCCAAAAGGACGCAGCCGAGATAGCGCAGCGCGGCATTGCAGCGCTGATCGACGATCAGTTTGATGCGAAGCGTGACCCTTACGGTGTCGCCTGGAAGCCGCCCAAAACGGGCGAGACGATGCAGAAGACGGGACGTCTTCGTCGCGGATTCAGCGTGGTTATACGTCCCGGCAGCGGGCAGGGGTTGGCGCTGGAAATCAGCAACCGCGAGGAGTATGCGAAGTGGCTTCAGAGTGGCACTGAAAAAATGACTGCGCGGCGGCTAGTGCCAGGTGCAACGCTGCCGCCAGCGTGGCAAGCTGTACTGCGGGACGCTTATAAGTCTGCGCTGGAGAAATGGTTTGCGTCGGTGAAGCAGTAGCAGCTAGACAATCCGAGCACCCATCGCCTGCGCGATGGCCTTGATAGTCGCCTCAGTGTGCTCGGCCTGTCGTCGCGGCATCTCAACCAAGCAGCGCCAAGCGTCTGCGATCATTAGCGATGCGGCGTAGAGACGCGACTGGCGCAGCTTCTCAGACTCGTCAACCACAGTTGCGTCGTCACCGACGACGCCTAGTAGTTCAGCGAACACCTCCGACGCAGCGGACCAGCTTTCTCGTCGCTTCTGCAAGACTTCAGGAGCGAGAAGCCTGGGCGGTGTCGGAGGGCGAGAGTCTGGGCTTTGCCATATCGCCGCCTCATATATCTCTACGCCCGCTCTTTTACCTCCACACCTTTCCAGCCGAGAAGGCCAAGGAAGCTGTTGGGGTAGACAAGCTGATAGCTAACGTAGAAGTCGGCTTCGAGCTGAGCTGGCAGCGGCCACACCAGGCGCTTGCTGAACATATACGCTTGCGTGTCCAGCGGGTCCATGCCGTCAGGGGCGTTGCGGACGTCGTGGACGTACTTGCGCGCCTCCATTGCGTCGGGCAGCGCCACGATGACAGCGTGAAGCGCTGACGGGTGCTGCAGCACGCGCACGAGCTTGGCTGCTACGGGGGGCTTCGCTTGCGCTGCGTCGTTGCGACACTTGCGCAACTGCTCCACTGCGCTGCGAATCATCTCGTCGTACTGCTGCTCAGTCATTGGCTGCGTGTCGTTGCCGGTCGGGTCAACGACTACACCAGTCCAGCCGCCGCAGCTGCCGTCATCTGCGACGCTGCCGTCGTCGGCGGCGAGACGATTGTGCCACTGAATAGCGACGCCCAGCGACAGCATAGCGTCGCTGGTCTTCTTCTTCGCCGCCCAGTCGCGGGGGAGCAGCAGTGTCACAACTTCAGAAGTTGGAGTAGACATTACACCGCCCCCGATCGCTTACCACTAAGGAATCGCGGCGACGCCTTGGCGACAGCGCTCTCGCGGGCCGGGACGTCTATGAACTCTTTTGCTGGCGGCAGCTTCTGAGCCTTTCGCTTGGCGATGTTTGCTGGGTTGCGGGTCGCCGGGTTTCTCATGCGTCGCGCAGCCGTCTTCTTCAGAGCGAACGTTGCGAAGCCGCGCAACTCGACGCGGTGGCCTTGCGACACTTTCTTCTGAATCGTCGCGATCAGGGCGTCGAGGTAGTCATGCGCCTTCGACTTGCTGATATTGAGTGCGGCGACGAGTTCAGCTACGATCTCAGCGCGGCCGAGTGCTGGGGTTCGGGGTTTGGGAGTCTTCTTCGGTTTGGTTGCAATGGACATCAGATCGCCTCGCTCTAGTTGGTAAGGGTTACAACTAGCGCAAGGTAGTGCGGAGGGGCTACGAATGCAAGGGGAAAGTGGGCTATTTTGCCCCTTCGCCACCCTTTGCCAAGCACTCGCGGACGTAGGCCATACACTGCGTCTTCGCTTCTTCTATCGTCGCGACGGTAACATGCGCGGTGTTTCTGTGCTTGATCGTCTCAGTGCCGATCACAGCCCAGTAGTAACCGCCCTTGAAGTGCGGGTGGGCTCCGCCGATCCTGCGCCCGTCCATGCGCAGATCGTACCCGAGTTCACCTTCGCATACACGCGCGAGGCCCGTTGACCGAGGCGTCTTCTTCCATGTAAGTCTTGGCTTTGCCATGTCTACAGCCCCGCCTTCAGCGCCGCCACAGCGATCGACTGCATCACGTCGTCGCGAGTGTGCCCGGCTGCGACGTGGCCTCGTGGACCCCACGCAGAGAAGCGGTAGCCGCAGCCACGGCCCGCGTCTTCGGAGATGCTGAAACCTTGCCAGTCGTTTGCGCTGCTCAGCTGCGAGGTCACAAAAGCAGTCATCTCGGCGACGAGGCTGCGATCGAACTCGACCGAGACGTAGTAGTTGCAGCCGTTCAGGATCTCGCCCGAGGCGTGGCAGCGGTCAACGCGCGAGTGCTTGTTTGCTGCTGCGTTGACGGCGGCGAAGACGCCGCGCGACTTGATCACGACGTTCATGCCATTCGCTGTGGCACGGACGCTAACCATCTTGGGTGTGATCTTCAGGGCTTTGAGTTCGCTGCGGACTTGCTCGGTGGGGTTGGCTGCGGTCATTGGTGATCTCCTAAAGACAGTATGTGTCAGACTGTTGACAGGTGCAAGGGTTATTTTGCACGAGGCGGGCGATTTCTCGCCTAGTCCAGCCACTCGCGGTTATGCTTAGCTGCCACAGCGGCGTCGAAGTTCCAGTTGAACCGAGCAAAAGCGCAGATGTCAAGCTGATGTGCGACGCCAGATCGCTCAGTGATCGTCACCGACTTCGCGCCGATCTTAGTAATCGTCCCGGTGAAGACAAGGTTGAAGACGTCGTAAGTGGCCTGACCACCGACCACGAAGGTCATGTCGAACTCTTTTGGAGTGACGCGGTTGAACTGCGTACCGAAGATGCGAATCGACTCGTTGACAGCGACCTCGGCTTGAAAGCCCTTCTCGACCTGGCCTTCGTAAACTTCACCGCGCATCTTGCGGGTTTTGGTCTTCAGCTCTGAGTAGTGGATCTTCGTCGAGGTCGTCATGTCTTATCTCCTAAAATCAGTATCTGATACTCTGTCAACGGGCGCAAGTTTTAATCCAAAAAAGCGACGTCGCCGTCGCTGCGCCGATTACAGCCGCACCTCAAGACCAGTCGCAGCAGTGAACAACTCCGTTAAAGACTCAGCATACACCATCGACGTCTCGGCGACGACTTGACGATACACAGCCGCGCGCATGTTGCACTTGACGAACTCGACGGTGTAGGTGTCGCTCGCATCCAGCGTGATAGTGCAGTGCGTCGCTTTGTTCGCGCAGCCGCGTGGCAGCTTGAAGCTGAGGCTGTTTGGCGTCGAGCCGAAGTTGCTGCAGCCCGTCATCGCGATGAAGCGGTTGCCGCCGAGCTGGCTGAGAATCGTCTGCGCTACTTGTTGAGTTTGGGTCGTCATGTCGTCGTCTCCTGTTAAATACAGTATGCGACGACTTGACAACAGGTGCAAGCGGAAAGTGCAGAAAAGCGGCAGCGCCGTCGCTGAGCAGCGGTAGTGCTTGACAGCGAGGCAGCCGATCGCCTATGCTGTTTCTACAAGGAGACACCATGCAAGCACTTATCGACAAGTTGAAGCAACGTATCTTTGCCACTGAGGAGCGGGTGACGTCAGCCAGTGGTGACGGGGCACTTATTAATGCGTCGTATGCAACCGCCTACCGCGACGCCCTGTCGCTGGTTCAGCGCGAAGTAGACGTCGTACAGACGTTTTTGTATTTGCTGCTGCGAGACGAGCTATCTGCGGGAAAGGTCGAGGTATTAGTGAGCGCGGCGCAGGCGGGCTTTGGTAAGGAAACTCGGTACTCTAACCCACATGTCGCCGCCTACGCTGCTGAGCTGCGGTATCGTCTACTCGAAGGCAAAGACCCACCCACTACTGCGGCAGACCGGCCAAAGGCAAGTAGTCCGACCAAGTGATATAGGCGACATACAGCGTCACCTTCACCGTCAAGACGGCGTTGCCCTGCGCCATATCCTGCGACATGCCAGTGATGCGGCAACCGTGCAGCTTGTCAGTCTTTACGGGCGGCTGCTCCTGTCCTGTGGCGGGACGTAGTTGGTACTGCGCGAGGATGTCGAACACGCTGTCATACAGCGAGTTCTTATCTGGCGAGCCGTTGGCGATCAGGGCAAGGAAGTCGGGCAGATACAGCTTCTGCACTTCGAGCGATCCACGCCTTGTACTCGCCCAGCGTCGTCCCCATCGGATACGGCGAGATACCGCGCGCTTCCACGACGTCGTTAGTATCCGAGTAGTTAACTGACGTAAGGTATGGAAAGTACTGCGACGGCGCAGACGCAAAGCTCAGTGCCAGGTTTGAGTACTGGTACTGAAACGACGACATGTTGCCGGGGTAGGTTTGATAGACTGAGTTAGACGCCATGCGCTAAGGTAAGCGGGGCCGCAGCCCCGCTGTGTGCTTCGCGCTACTGCAGCGAGCGGACGTAGCCTAGACGAATATCGATGCGCGTAGCAGGCGATCTGCCGACGATGCTGACTTGTCCACTAATGAGCCCAGTCGCCTGGAAGTTGGTGTTGCGGTCGATGACGCAGCGGACGCCCGAGATATGCTGCCGCGCTCCACCCATCAGCTCGCGACGAATGCGATCGGTGACGTTGGCTTCGATGCGCTGCACTTCGATCTCGGCAAGCTGCCCAGTCGCAGGGTTCACCAGCAGGTTCGCATTGAGGTTCTTGATCACCTCGTCGTATGCGACTGCGGCGGTCACGTCGGCGGTACGTCGGTTCGTCACGTAGGTGTAGTCGTCGCCGTCGATGGTGAACATCAGACCCTGCCGGACGTAGATGCCTACACGTCCCGACAGCGTACGCAGCGTGACGACGTTGAAGCTGTTGAGCTGGATCAGCGCGTCCTCGGTCTGCCACAGCGGCGGCACAGTAGCGGACCCGCCGCTCGTACGCACGAGCACGCCGTTCAGTGCGTTCTGAATCCCGAAGGCAGTCTCGCAGTCAACGTGCGACGGCAGCTCGGAGATCGAACAGGCCATGAGCCGCGCCATGTAAGGCGTCGTCACGTTGCGGCGGTCGATGGTGCCATAGGCCGGGTTGTTGATGTTGGCCTCACCAGCGCCTAGACCTACAAGTGGGTTGGTGTCCACTGGTGTGTAGTTGGCGAGAATGCCAGCGACCCAAGTAGACTGCGACGTCGAGCCCATGTAGGGGGCTTCGAGGTAGGCAGCTTTGTACTTGCGCTGCGTCGTCGCCAAGCCGTCGAGCCAATCCTGCAGCGTGATCAGATCGGCATCGACTGCGGAGCCGATGAGGTGTACAATCGAGAATGCGTCAAGGGCGGAGTCGCTGCCAAGCAGCGTCGCAAGACCCTCAGCCAGCGTCACGGCGTCCCAGCTAGGTGGCGTCGTCTCCAGCGTGTAGATGTCGCCAGTCGCAAGGCTCACAGCGAGCGCCTGATACACGCCCTGCATACCGACGACGCCCGCGCCAGTGCCTGAAGCAGCGGCAGAGAGCAGCAGCGTGGCGAGCGACGACGCGGTGACAGCGGCGGCAATAGCAGTGGCCGTCGAAGTCTGGATGCCGTTCGCGTCGGTGACGGGGTAGACAGTGATCTGTTTTCCTGCGACTGCGACGATGATCGAAGCGTTAGACGGGCCAGGGTTGCCGTGGCGAACTTGCACACCCTCAACCTTCGGCGTGTAAGCGACTTGGCTGTCAGCGAATCCTGCGACTGCGGCTGCGGCGACGAGGCCGAGCCCGGTGCCCACTGCTGCGGCGGACACGAGCGCGCTGGCGGCAACAGAGCCGACGATGCCTGCGACGACATCTGCAGCAGTCGAAGTCGCCAAGCCGCCGCCGTCGGTGGCGCTGTTGACGGTGATCGCGTTGCCGAGTACCGAGACGGAGAACGCTGTTGACACGCCTGCGACGACATGAGTGATCGTCACAGCAGCGTTGACGCGCTTGGTATACAGGACGTCGCCGTTAACGGTCGCGCCTGCTACACGCAGCGAGCCGTAGACTGGCTGCGCCAGGCTCACGGCGTCGGTGAAGGTCAGAGTCACGCCAGTTGCCTGCGGGGTGAGTCCGCCTGCGTAGGTCGTCAAGTCGAAGACGCCGCTTGTTGGCAGCGCTTGCGCTCGCGAATAGGTGCGCCCATCGTCGATCGAGACGCGAATCGTCGGCGCAGTGCCGCCAGTTACGCCGATCACGCCGCCCGCAGTCGTCAAGACGCGGACTTGGTAGCGATCACCAGGCGAGACGAAGGCAGCAGTCAGGGACTGCGTACCGACCGGGGCAACGCTGGCGGTCACAGACAGCACGCGAGCCGC